GAACATCTTTATCTATTTTTAAATTCTTTATTTTTTTTGGTTGTTCTGACATAGTAGAAAAAAGGTAGAAAAAAATCTCACTAAAATATAAATAGTTTATAATAAGCAAAGTTTTTGGTTAAAACGTTAATATTTATAAGAAAATAAATTAATAAACAACTTTAAAACATGGCTACTAATAGTAAAGTTTTTGTCTCTCCTGGGGTGTACACATCTGAAGTAGATTTAAGTTTTGTTGCACAAAGTGTTGGTGTAACAACTCTTGGGATTGTTGGTGAAGCATTGAAGGGTCCAGCATTTGAACCAATCTTTGTTAGAAACTTCGATGAATTCCAAACTTATTTCGGCGGAACATCACCAGATAAATTCGTAAACACACAAATCCCTAAATATGAGGCAGCATATATTGCAAAAGCATATTTACAACAATCAAATCAATTATTTGTTACAAGAATATTGGGTCTTTCCGGTTATGACGCCGGGCCTTCTTGGTCTATTTTAACTAAAGCTAATCTTGACCCATCAACATTAGATTACCTGTGTTTATCAGGTGGTGTTGTGAATTGTATACCAGATTGTGTTGTAAGAAAACAAACAACATTTTCTGTTGATTTTAGTGCTTGTACTGATGGTACTATTGCATTTAATCTAAATAACACTTCTTTTCCGACGGAAATTTCTAGTATATTTACAGAACAATATGAAACGTTTAGTGGTGGTGTGTCTAATTTAGATGATAATATCAGTGATTTAATTTTATCGGTAGTCTCAAGTTCAAACCCATATATGGCTGAAGATGAGTATATTAAATACTTTGGGTCAATTCCGAAAGAAGATTATGACTTTTTAACAATAACTGGTTATACGGCGTCAACTAATGTTTTTGGTGTTGATGACGTTTCTTTTGAAGACTCAAATCCATCATCTGGGTTTAACGATCCTTGGTATTATGCGTTATTCGATAATATTGGTAATTCACAATATTCTGGATTTTCTTTCTTTACAACAATTACTGGTGTAACTTTCTTAAATCCAACTACCACAACAACAACAACGGTTATACCTACAACTACAACAACAACAACTAATCCTTGTGTTACACCAACACCTATTACTACAACAACAACCACAGTACCTACTGTTATTGATTGTTATTCCGGAAGTGTTGTTGGGGTGTTATATTATTACACCGGTACTTCATTTACACAATATGACGATTTAGTTATATGTACATTAAGGTCAAGAGGTTTATCAACATATAGTGGTGAAATAAATCCTATTTATGAAGTAACAGGTGTTACTCAAGTGACTTGGGATATGACTGGAGAATACTCTGGTGTTGCAAAGAACCCATTCTTACCTTTTGAAATTGCTGCAACAAATAATGATGGTACTGTATTTAACTTTGTTGTTTCTTTGAATCAATCAGACGCTAACAACATTAATAAAGTATTTGGTAGAGGAAATTTCTCTAAACCAAAAATCCAAGTTCCATTAATGGTTGAGGAATCATATAACACTTTATTAACATATGCTTGGAATAAAGGGTATATCAGAGGTTTAAGTGCTGAAGTTGTATCAGCTGAAGGCGCACAAGGTACTGATCCATTTACAATTGGTTGGTATTTAGATAAATTCCAATCACCAAGTACACCTTGGGTTGTTTCTGAACTTAGAGGTTCTAAAGTTTATAACTTATTTAAGTTCTATACAATTTCCGATGGTAATACAGCAAATACCGAAGTTAAAATTTCTTTAGCTGACCTTTCATTTAATAATGAAACATTTACAGTATTAGTTAGAGATTATTTTGATACCGATTCTAACCCAGTTGTGTTGGAAAAATACACAAACTGCTCAATGAATCCGGGTGAGAATAACTATATCGCTAAGAAAATTGGTACGTTAGATGGTGAGTATGAATTAAAGTCTAAATACATAATGGTCGAGATAAATGAGGACGCACCAGTTGATGCAATCCCTTGTGGTTTCCAAGGTTATAGATTTAGAGAATATCCAGATGGAAAATCTCCATTCCCAATTTACAAAACAAAATATTTCTTACCAGGTGAACAAGTATTTAATCCACCTTTTGGTACAACAACAGGTCAAGACGATACTTTTGTTAGTGCTGGTGATAACATAAGAAAAACATATTTAGGTATTGGTTCTTACTGGGGTTATGATGTTGACTTCTTCCAATATAAAGGAAAAGTAAAACCATTTGATATATGTAATGGTGAAGGGTCTGATTGGAATTTCGTAACAAAAGGTTTCCATATGGATCAATTTGCTAGTGGTATAACAATTTCTGGGGCTTTTGCTTCAAGTGGAACTTCCGCCTATGAAGTTGGTGACGCATCATTTTCTTCAGAACCTGATAATCCAGAAAACCCTTACTACAGACTTAATTCAAGAAAATTCACACTAATGGTTTATGGTGGGTTTGACGGATGGGATATATACAGAGAATATAGAACAAATGCCGATAAATATGCTTTAGGTAGAACTGGTTTCTTAAATGGGACTTGTCCTTCATTAAGATTCCCTAAAGGAAAAGGAAACGGATTATTTAAACAAATTGCCATTGGTGATGGAAGTATTGAGTTTGGAAATACAGACTACTACGCTTACTTATTAGGTCAAAGAACTTTTGCTAACCCAGAAGCTGTTAATATAAATTTATTTGTAACACCAGGTATTGATTTGTATAATAATAGTGATCTTGTTGAAAGAGCAATTAGTATGATTGAAGAAGAAAGAGCGGACTCATTATATATCGCAACTCTTCCAGATTACCAAATGTTTGTTACATCAACAACAGAAGGTGATAATTTAATTTACCCACAAGAAGCGATATCTATTGTTGAGGAAACAGGAATTGATTCTAACTACACTGCAATATATTATCCTTGGGTATTAACAAGAGATAGTGTAAACAATACACAAATCTATATTCCAGCAACGGCTGAGGTAACAAGAAACTTAGCACTTACCGATAATATCGCTTTCCCTTGGTTTGCGGCAGCTGGTTATACTCGTGGTTTGGTTAACTCAATTAAAGCTCGTAAAAAATTAACACAAGAAGACAGAGACGTTCTTTATCTTGGTAGAATTAACCCAATTGCAACATTTGCCGATGTAGGTACTGTAATTTGGGGTAATAAAACTCTACAAGTAAGAGAATCAGCACTTGATAGAATCAATGTAAGAAGATTATTACTTCAAGCTAGAAAATTAATCTCTGCTGTTTCTGTAAGATTGTTGTTTGATCAAAACGACCAACAAGTAAGACAAGACTTCTTGAACGCGGTTAACCCAATCTTAGATTCAATTAGAAGAGATAGAGGTTTATATGATTTCCGAGTAACGGTTTCAAGTGATACTGAAGATTTGGATAAAAATCAAATGGTAGGTAAAATCTATATTAAACCAACAAGGTCTCTTGAATTTATTGATATCACATTTTACATCACACCAACAGGTGCGTCATTTGAGGATATTTAATAAAAATAAAACTAATAAAAAAGTGGGGGTCTTAGATTCCCACTTTTTTATTTAATAGAATATTTATTAATATGAATTATAAAAGAATAGTTAGGCAACTCATTAATGAAATAATTGATGATGCTCACACACCAATTATGAAATATTATGCTTTTGATTGGGATGATAATCTAATGTATATGCCAACAAAAATATATTTGAAAGATAACAATGGTAAATCGGTTGGTATGTCGACAGAAGACTTTGCCGAATATCGAACAGAAATTGGAAATGAAGACTTTGAATATGAAGGTCATACTATTGTAGGATTTGATGAAGATCCTTTTAGGGATTTCAGAGTTACTGGGGACAAGAAATTTTTGGTGGATGCAATGAATGCACCTACTGGACCTGCCTGGTCAGATTTTGTGGAAGCAATAAACAACGGGTCAATATTTTCAATTGTAACGGCAAGAGGGCATACACCAAGCATTTTAAAACAAGCAACATATAATCTTATCAAAAAAAATATGCACGGTCTTAATTCTAATGAATTAGCGAAGAATCTTTTAAAGTATAGAAATTTAGCAGATGAAGATAAATTAACTAAAGACCAGTTAATTAAATCATATTTAGATATGTGTAGATTTTATCCTGTTTCATTTGGCGAAGGTTCGGCAACCAATCCTGAACAAG